GCGACACGATGAGCCCGCGAAAGCAGAACGCCGCTCGCGAGCTCGCCAAGGCGGGTTTCCCGGACTTCCTCAAGTCCCGCAAGAAGGCCATCGCGCTCGACCTCTGGGCCACCGGCCGCCACGAGCTGCCGGTCCAGCCGCGCGACGCGCCAGCCGATCATGCGCTTCTCGCCGAGCTGGCCCCGACCCCTTGGTTCGGCCTGGCGATCACCAGTGTCACTCAGGCGTGCTTCGTCGAGGACTACCGGTCCTCGATCCCGTCCGAGGCCGACATCGTCGGCCAGTCACCGAAGATGCTCGAGAGCCGCAACCCGCTCTGGGACCGGGTCTGGCAGCCGAACGGCATGGACTCCCGTCAGTCCTCGCTCTATCGCGCCGCCTTCGGCCAGGGCCAGGCGTACATGGTCCACCTGCCCGGCACGGACCCCTTGACGGGCCAGCCCACCGTCAAGTACCTCGGCTACTCAATGAAGAAGATGCTCGGATTCTTCACCGAGGAGAACGACGAGTGGATGAGCCACGCGATCTACGCCGTCCCCGTCAACCGTGACGACGACTTTGATCATCACAAGCAGTGGGCCGTCCGTCTCTACGACGAGGGCTACACCCACTACCTGTCCTGCGACGACGACGGCGAGGAGAACTGGCAATGGATCAGCGCCGAGCGTCACGGCCTAGAGGTCCCGCCGGTCATCCGATACCCGAACCAGTTGGATCTTGACGGGGTCGCGACCGGCGAGGTCGAGCCGTTCATCCCGTTGGTCAAGCGCATCGACCAGGACACCTTCGACCGGTTGATCGTCCAGCGCTACGGCGCCTGGAAGGTCCGCTTCATCACCGGCATGGACGAACCGGCGGACGGGGTCGAGTACAGCCAGGAGAAGAGGCAGGCCATCGCGCGCCGGTTCCAGATCGCCGACATCCTCATGCTCGAGAACCCCGACGCCAAGGCCGGCACCCTGGCCGAGACGCAGCTCGACGGGTTCCTCCGCGCTCGCGATGCCGACATCAAGGACTTCGCCGCCGTCACCCAGACCCCGCCTCACAACCTGCTCGGCCTCGCGGACAACCTGTCTGCCGAGGCCCTGGCTGCGGCCGAGGCGTCACTGATGCGCAAGGTCGACGAGCGCAAGCATGTCTTCGGCGAGCGTCACGAGCAGGGCTTCCGTCTCGACGCCTGGATCCTCGGAGACGTGACCGGCGCCAAGGACTTCTCGAGCCAGGTCGTCTGGAAGGACACCGAGAGCCGCTCGCTCGCCCAGGCCGCTGCCGCGCTCGGCGCCCTGGCCACCCAGCTCAAGGTGCCCCCGCAGATGCTCTGGCGCCGCATCCCCGGCTGGACCAGCCAGGACACCGAGGAGGCGCTCAAGATCGTCGAGTCCGGGGCAATGGAGCAATTCCTGGCGAGCTTCATGGGCGGCGAGGAGCCATCTGGCGTCAGTGGCGTCGGCAACGAGAAGCGAGCTGCCGAGAAGGCGACCCGTCCGTGAGCTACTCGCCGGCAGCGGGGGAGCTCTCGCGAGCCCACCAGCAGGCCCAGTCCAGGCTCGGACTCTTTCTCGCCCTGCTGCTGGCTCGTCTTTGGGCGCGCACCTTCGACCCGGCTGATCCGTTCGATTCGGGCCGTACGTTCGTGGAGGCCGCACTCGAGATGATCTTGGGGTATCGTCGCCGCTCGGGATCTCTGGCGGCTGCCTACGTCACGAACTTCCGCAACCTCGAGCTCTCCGCGATGCAACTGGCCGGCCTTTCCCCTGAGGCCGGCCAGTCCTTCGGGGTCCCGTTCACGCCGGTCATCCCCGATCCGACGCCAGTCGAGATCCAGAAGCTCCGTCGCTCACTGGCTTTCACCGGGGTCGGCCAGTACGTCAAGCGGGTCGAGCAAGGCGAGCCGCCCAGCGTCGCTGCTGATCTGACCCAGGCCGGCGTCGCCGGCACCGGAGTCAGGGGCGTCCTCGACGGTGGCCGGGCTGTGATCGACGAGACCGTCCGCCGGGATCCGGTCTGCGTCGGGTACTTCCGGGTGACCAAGTCGGCCAACCCCTGCTCGTTCTGCGCCATGCTCGCCAGCCGTGGTCCGGTCTTCCAGGAGGACAGCTTCGAGGACTCGGATCCTCGCTTCACCGGCCCCGGCGACCAGAAGTGCCACGACCACTGCTCGTGCGCCCTCGAGCCGCTCTATACCTCGAAGGCGGGTTGGCCCGGACGGGCGCGGGAGTGGGAGGCGCTCTGGAAAGAGACCGGCGGGAAGTTCTCTGGCGCGGCGGCGCGACGCGCCTTCCGGCAGGCATACGAAGGGCGGGCCGCGTGATCTCGGCTATGCTCGCCGATGTACGCGGGACCGGGACGGTCCTGCCCGAATGAAGGTGGCGAGATGCCCCAGCCCACGTTCGAGGAGTGGTCAGCGACCTGGGATGCCAAGCATCCCGAGTTCGATGCCGACAAGGCTAAGAAGCTGATCTACAACCTCGAGACCGAACGGGATCGAATCAAGGGCGAGAAGTCCGAAGTCTCCAAGGAGCGCGACGAACTCAAGGGCAAGGTTGACGAGGCTGAGAAGGCCAACCTGACCGAGAACCAGAGGCTCCAACGCGAACTGGACGAGGCTCGCAAGAACCCGCCGAAGGCGGTCGACAAGCTGCAGGTCATTCTTGATCGCGGGACCGAGAAGAATCTCTCGGTTGCCCAGATCAAGGCTGCGGCCAGGTACGTCTCGGGTGACACGGCCGAGGAGATCGAGGCCAACTTCGACCAGTACGTCACCGATCACAACCTCGGCGGAGACGGCAAGAACGGCGATGGCCCGAGTCGCCAGCCGAAGAAGGACACCAAGCTCGTCACCGGAGTCGACGAGGTCGACAACGATCTCAGCGATGATGGGCATTTCAAGGATCCAGGCAAGGCACTCGAAGCGTTCCGAGCTTCTCGGTAAGGCACCGCACGGACCCCGCCACGGGGACCGCACGCGGCCAATCTCCTCGTAGGAGGTCCCCGTGGCAAACCAGTACATCAAGGCCGCGCAGTACGCCGACCTGGCGGTGGCCGCACTCGAGTTCGACTCCATTCTCCCCAAGGTCTTCACCCGGATCGACGGGGCCAGGTTCCAGGGCGCGCTCGACGACACGCTGAACTACAAGCTCCCGGCCGTGCTCAGCGCCCGGAACTACGAGTGGCGCACGCGACTCAACCCGATCGTGCTCGACGAGATCAGCCGGGTCACCATCCCGATCCTGATCAACGAGCACATCTACTCGGCTGTCCCGCTCACGGACGAGGAGGACCTGCTCGACCTCACGAACTTCAATACCGAGATCCTCGACGTCCAGGTCGAGGCGGTCCGCACCCGGCTCGAGCAGAAGGTCGTCGCCGCGCTCAACGCTGTCGACTGGGCCACCGCTGCCGGACCGTTCGACGCCGCCACCGCCGACGACCCGCGGGTCTGGGCAACCGACGTCATGCTGGCTCTCGACGCGGTCGGCACCCCGAAGGCCGGGCGCACCATCCTGGTCGGGTCCAACCCCTTCTCGTGGCTGCTCAACTCCGGCAAGCTCAACGACTTCGAGATCTCGGGCCGGTCCAGCTCGTTCGCCGGCACCACGGTCCCGAACATCCGCGGCATGAACGTCGTGGGCACCACGCTCCTGACGGCGAACCAGATCTTCGTCGTCCACGAGTCCGCGCTCGTCATCGCCAACGTCGCGCCCAAGGTTCCGCGCGGCGCCTACAGCGGTGCGATCCGTCGCCACAAGGGCTACGGGATGCGCGTCATGCAGGACTACGACGCGAACTTCCTGCGCGACCGCTCCATCGTCTCGACGTTCAACGGGATCTCCTCGGTCGAGGACAACCGTGACGCCAACGGCGCTCTCACTGGGGAGAACCCAAGGGGGGGCAAAGGAACGTTTACCCCGTAAGTTGGGGTTCTTTCCCGTAGCATCGTCCCAGCCCGAGACCTCGGGCTGGGACGATCTGCGTTAGGGGTCAGGGTGTGAGGCCATGTCGGATCTGCGGCGAGATGAAGGCCGAAGACGAGTTCTACATGCGGAACAAGGCCACGGGGAAGCGAAGGAATGAGTGTGACCCTTGCTACAGGGCGGTGCAGAACGCTCGTTACCACGCCAACCCGGAGGCTCGTAAGGCCAAGATTCGTGAGTACCAGCTCGCCAACCCTGACAAGGTGAAGGCTTGGCGTCCCGCAGCCAGGGCTAAGGCGCCAGCTCGAGCTCGGCTCTACAAGTATGGGGTCACCAGGGAGCGCTGGGCTGCCATGCTCATCGAGCAACTTGGTCGATGCGCCATCTGCAATAAGCAGATGACTCGACCTTGCATCGACCATGATCATGCGACCGGAGCGATCCGAGGGCTGCTTTGCGTGTCGTGCAACGGTGCCCTTGGGCACTTGAATGACGACCCCCGGCTGTTCGAGGTCGCAGCGGCTTATCTGCGAGCCCATGCCCTAGCATGACCTCATGGCATCGATCATCACCGTCGCTGACCTGGCTGTCTGGGCGCAGGAGGAGATCGACGACGAGGACGTCTACGCGCAGGCCATCGTCGAGGCCGCCTCCCTCGTCGTCCGCACCAGAGCCAAGCAGCCCACCTGGGGCGACATCGGCGTGGTCGTGCCGGCGATGGCGATCTTCATCACGAAGATGCTGGCCAACCGCGCCTGGACGAACGGCGTGGTCGGCGTTCAGAGCGACAGCATCGGGCCGCTGTCCCAGCGACTCGTCGAGGACTTCGCCCGAGGCATGGAGCTCACCCCGCAGGAGATGGCTGATCTCGACGACTTGGCGCCGGCGGGGACGAGTACGGGCAAGGGCTTCTGGATCCAGCCGCTCACCCGAGGGCCGATGGAGGCCGTCACCGCCTTCCGCTACGACAGCTCCGGCTCCGACTGGGCCATCCCCATGATCGACAGTGAGGACGGCTACGCCTTCGCCCCCGAAGAACTGGTCTGACCGCTCACCCTGTTTCGACCCTAGAAGGAGATCTCAATGGCCGGTCTGACCACCGCCGAATCGCAAGCAACTCTCGACGCCCGGTTCCCGACCTCGGGCGCGGTCGACTACGTCGGGTATTCCGCGAACGGCTCGTCCGAGACGGGTAGCCTCGCGCGGACCAATATCGGCGCGACCGGCTGGGCCGCCGCTACCGCAGCCGATCCGAGCATCAAGGCCAACGCGGCTGTCGTTACGTCCGCTGCCGCGTCCGGCTCGGTCACGGTGACGCACTTCGCGATCATGACGTCGAGCGGCACCTTGCGCACGGACTGGACCGCGCTCGCCGCATCGAAGGCCCTGGTGTCCGGGGACAAGCTCGAGTGGGCCATTGGCGCGCTGGCCGTCACCCTGACCTGATCACCCCCTCCCATGCCATGAGGGGATGACCCGTGGCGGTCCCTACTTGGTTCGGCTCGTCAATCTACGCCGGGTCGCTCACCACCGGTACCCGCGCGTTGCCGGCGTCGTGCCTCGCCGACGACATCGCGATCATGTGGGTGGAAACCTGCGGCGGCGAGCCGGCGACCCTGTCGATCGCCAATGGGTTCGTCGCGATCACCGGCCTTCCGGTCGCTACCGGGTCCGGGTTGAACGGGACGCAGCTCCACGGCTTCTGGAAGCGGCTCAACGGCCCGTCAGACACGATCTGCACCGTCGCCGACGCAGGCGACCATATCGGCATCATCCTGGCCGTGTATCGGGGCTGCGTCACCACGGCCGACCCGTACGAGCTGGTGACCACGTCGGTCAAGGCGAGTCCCAGCACGACGACGACCTGGGATCAGATCACTACCACCAGCGCTGACCGGCTGCTTCTGTTCACGGCCTGTCACGACCTGGACAACGCCACGGCGCAGTGGTCCGGGCAGGCGAACGCGACGGTCACCCTGACGCAGCGGATCAACGGCGGTGCGACGCAGGGCAACGGCGGCGGCATGGTGCAGTACACGGCGCCGCTGGCCGCTGCCGGCCCATCGGGCGTGACGACTGCCACCGTTGGCAGCTCGATCAACGTGATGTGCACGATGGCCCTGCGGGCGACTGCCGACACCACGTATCAGGTCTCTGGATCCGTCGCGACGTCGAGCGCGGCCAGCGGGGCGGTCAGCTACCTGCAGCCGGCGGCGGGCTCGGTGGCCGGGGCTACCGCCGATAGTGGCGCGGTCGGCCTGCTCCGGCCGGCCAGCGGCCAGGTCGACGCTGCCTCGGCCACCAGCGGAGCCGTCTCGTCCTACCTCGCCGAGTCCGGCGCGGCCGCCGCCGTCTCTGCGGCCTCGGGTGCCGCCACTCTGCTTCGGCCAGCCAGCGGTTCGGTCGCCGGGGCCTCCGGCGTGACTGGGGCCACGGACGGCACGCTCCTGGTCAGCGGGTCGACGGATGCGGCCTCCGGCACCAGCGGGGCGGTCTCCTATCTGCAGCCGGCCAGTGGTCGGGTTGATGCGGTGTCCGGGGCCAGTGGCGCCGTCAGCAGCTATCTGCAGGCGAGCGGGTCTGTTGCTGCGGTGTCAGCAGCCGCCGGCTCCGTCGCCTACCTGCAGCCGGCCAGCGGCTCGGCCGACGCCGTCAGTGACACGTCGGGCGCGGCCGACATCGTCACGGGCTCGGTCACAGAGCAGGTCTCCGGTGAGGTCGCAGCGGTCAGCGACTCGAGCGGGTCGGCCTCTGCTCGGTATCGAGTGACCAAGGTGCCGATGGCGGCTGAGAGCGACTCGAGCGGCGATGTCAGCGCCTATCTGGGTGCGGTCGGAGTCGTCGATGCCGTCAGCGCCGTGAGCGGTGATGTAAGCCCGCTCCGACCGGCGAGCGGCACCGTCGCGGGGGTCAGCGATGTAAGCGGCGGTGTAAGCGCTTACATCGGCGCGGCCGGCGGGGTCGTGGTCGTCAGCGGAGCCAGCGGCGCACCGACCTCGACGATCTTGGTCGTCGGGACCGTCGAGGTACTGTCTTCGGCTGCTGGCGGCGCCGACTACCCCGGCTCCCTGCAGGTGGTTGGCCTGGTCGCGGTCGTCAGCGACGTCGCGGGAGACGTCAGCAGCCTGGTTCACGTCACCGGAACTGCCGCTGCGGTCGGCGCCGTCAGCGGAACAGCCGCACGGCAGAGAGCTGTGTCCGGTGCGGTCGCCGCCCTCTCTACGGCCGCAGGCGCGGTGAGCAAGACCGGCGGAGCGGGCGGGGTTGTCTCCGTCGCGAGCTCGGTAGCGGGCGACCCTGATCAGATCGTTCTGGTGACCGGCGTCGTAGTCGCGATCTCTGGCACGTCGGGAGCGGTGCGCGACCAGACCATCCTCGCCGCCCCACCTGAGCGGACTTCTGTTGTCCGTCCTGAGCGCCGTCGTGATTCCGTCGAACCCGAGGTCCGCGCTGATATTGTCGAGCCGGAACCGAGGGTCGTCAGCGTGGTCAAGCCGGAGTCCCGGATGTCCGCCGCGACACCCGAGCGCCGGATGGAGGTCGTATGAACTTCTACACGAAGGACCCCGGCGCGACGCTCGACTACGGGAAGTCGTGGGCCGACTGGCTGGCTGAGGAAGGCGAGACGGCGACCGCGATCACTTGGATCGCGCCGGCCGGGATCACCATCGTCGCGCAGAATTCCAACTTGGAGACCGGCCTGACGACTGTCCGGCTCTCCGGCGGGACCTTGCGCCAGACCTACCGTGTCGTGTCCGAGTGTGCCGTCGAGAGCGGCGAGATCGAGCGCGACAGCATCTCCGTCTTCATCGACTACAAGTGAGTGGCTGATGGCCCGCATCGGCAAGGAGACCGTCGAGATCGTCCGCTTCATCGATGGCGGGGATGGCGGCTGGCACGGCGAGGGCGAAGGCGAGACCGAGACCGAAGCCATGCCCGGCTGCGCGGTCATCCCTCGCGGGTCGCAAGAGAACGTCGACCGAGCGAACACCGTCGTCACCGGCATCACCGTCTTCGCTCCCTTCGCCGGCCCGCGCCCCACCCCGACCGAGAAGATCTTTGTCCGAGGGCACCTGTGGCAGATGGTCGGCGAGGTCGGCGAGTACATCAACCGCGCGGGGAAGGGCAAAGCTGTCCAGTTCGCAGCAGAGAGGGTGGCTGGCTGATGGCCCGCCTCGCGAGGTACGAGCCCGACCACCACGGCTTCGGGCGTTACATGAGATCGGACGACGTCGCCGACGCGGCGCACTCGGTGGCTCGCGACATCGCCAATCTCGCACGGACGACCGCTGAGAAGGGCAAGACCGGCAACTACTCGCGAGGCTTCCGCGTCGACCGCAGCTACCAGACCATGTTGATCAACGACGGCGAGGGCTCCGGTCTTCGCCGGATCAGCAGCGTCTACAACGACGATGGTGCCGCAGCCCCGCTCGAGTTCGGCAACAAGCGGACCAAGGCCCGCCGTACGCTCGGCCGGGCCGCCGCCGCCATCGGGGAGCCGTTCGGCAGCTTGCGCGTCTTGGCGTCGTCCTGGGGGGCGGATCGGTGAGCCTCGAGGTTGATGAGGGCCTGTACCCCGACGTCGAGGAGGCGCTGCTCTGGTGGCTGGTCGGCGACAGCCAGATCGCGGAGATGATCGCCCTGGCCGGAGTGGTCTATCAGCCAGGAGTCATCGGTGCCGCGTACCCGTACGAGTTCGGCTCCCCGTCCAGCCATGTCGACACGGTCACACCGGCCGACCTGCAGCTTCGGCTCCCGTTCGTCCGGCTGGGGGCACTCGCCGGGTCTGACGATCGAGTGACCGACACGTCCCTGGTCGACATCGAAGTCTTCGCCGCCAAGCGGAATCACGCCTACCGGATCTCGGCAATCATCCGCCAGCGGTTGACCAAGAGGTTCCTTCGAATCGACACGCCAAGTGGTCTAGTCATCGTGGACTGGGCTTCCACCGAGGTAAAGCCGTACGCTTTGCCCTGGGACGACCCCGACGTCGATCGCTGGTTGGGGCAATATTCCATCGCTGCGCGGCGATGACCGACAGAAGGTAGGGAAACATGGCAGCCGTCGCCAACTTCGCGGCACTCGAGAACAAGAAGGCCGAGCTGATCCGCAAGGGCCTGGCCGGCGCGATGTTCATGGCTGATGTCAGCGCCGCTGCCATCACCACGATCACCGAGGCGCTGATCGCCGCCCGCCCACTCGCCCTGCCCGATGCCGCCTGGGGCGACGTCGGCTACATGACCACCGATGGCATCTCGCTCGCCAACTCCATC